TTCCAGCGGATACGTCGGGCGCATCACATGCAGTCAATTTTAAGAACCACATCTTTTTAGCCAACGGAGAAAACGTAGTTTTTTCGGCACCCTACGAGGATGATGACTTTACACCGGCAAGTGGTGGTGGTATAATAAACGTAGCAGATACTGTGACTGATCTTATTGTCTTTAGAGATCAGCTTATTATATTCGGAGAAACAACCATTCACAGGCTGGCAGGGTCTAGCCAAGCAGACTTCCAACTGGTCCCTGTGTCCCGCGACTTAGGCGCGGTAGCTGAAGACACTGTACAGGAAATAGGCGGCGATATCATGTTCTTGGGTCCGGATGGACTGAGACTGTTTTCTGCCACTGACAAGATTGGAGACTTTAGTCTTGCTGCTGTGTCGAAGACTATACAGGCGGAGATTCTTGACCTTGTATCTAATAGCACCGCGTTTGCTAGTACAGTAGTTAGAGAGAAGAGTCAATACAGAATTTTCGGATTTAGATCGGCGTCAACAAACGACGCTTCTAAGGGAATAGTCGCCACACAGTTGCAGGACAATGTGGCCTTTAACGAACTTAGAGGGTTCAAAGTATTCTGCGTAACGTCGGAGTACAGCGGGTCCGCAGAAGAAATCTACTTCGGGGGTAGTGATGGGTTCGTATATCAGATGGAACAGGGGAACACTTTTTCGGGGTCTAACATTGTGGCGACGTTTGCCACTCCGTTTGTTCCACTGAGTGATCCTAATGTGCGTAAGACCATATACAAAGGCACGACGTATGTGGATGTTAACGGCGTACTGGATTTGAAGTTCTCACTGAAGTACGACTTTGATCAGCCCGAATCTGTTCAGCCCGAAGGCACTACGCTGTCTAACGAGGCGGGCACAGTAATTACATACGGTTCCGGTACATTCGGAACATCTACTTTCGGGAGTAAGCCGAACACTGTATTTGATGTACAGACTGTTGGTTCCGGAACTTCGGTTTCTCTCGTATACGAAACGACAGGAACCACCACAGATGCAGTATTTACCGTAGACGCTGCAACTTTGGAATTTGCGACCTACGGGAGGAGATAAAAAATGGGTACAGGTTACACCAGAAACGATACTGGTAACAATATCGCAGACGGAAACGTAATCAACGCATCCGATCTTGACGGCGAGTTTGATGCTGTCCAGTCTGCATTTAATGGCTCGTCTGGGCACTCGCACGATGGCACGACGGGAGAGGGACCGCAGATTGCTACTGCTGGCATAGCTGACGCAAACGTCACCACAGCCAAGCTGGCAGATGATGCTGTTACTCCTGCCAAGTTGCAAGATTCGGGAACATTCCAAGTCGGGCAGATGAACGCAGGTGGCGATGGCTCTTCTGCGGGCACGACTATCAAGGATGCAAAGATTGAAGTACGTTCCGGGTCGAGCGCAGTTCCTGCAATCGATCTTTACTGCGAAGTGAGCAACGCACACAAAGTCACAATTCAATCGCCGCCACACTCTGCTTACAGTGGCAACGTCACATTTCAGCTTCCGTCATCAAACGGAAGTAACGGACAATTTCTGCAGACTAATGGGTCGGGTGTTCTTTCATATGCTACAGTTGACACTGACTTGTCTAACGATAGCACACCGCAGTTGGCTGGCAACTTAGATACAAACTCACACAACATTTTGATCGACGACGCGCATTTCATTGGCGATGAAAATGGCAACGAGCAGATTATCTTTCAGACCACTTCATCTGCAGTCAATCAGATCGATATTACCAACGCTGCAACGGGTAACGCCCCGTCTATTTCAGCTACAGGTGACGATACCAACATTGGCTTGACACTGACCCCCAAAGGGTCGGGTGCAGTAGTCATTGACGGGCTGTCTCATCCTACGGCTGATGGCAGTGCAAGCCAGTTCTTGCAGACAAACGGCAGTGGCACACTAAGTTTTGCAACAGTTGATCTTACTGCGATCAACATAGTTACTGACACAAGCCCGCAGCTTGGCGGAAACTTAGATACAAACTCGCAAAACATTCTGATTGATGATGCACACTTTATTGGTGACGAAAACGGGAATGAGCAAATCATCTTCCAAACTACTTCGTCTGCAGTAAATCAGATTGACGTTACTAACGCCGCTACAGGCAACGCTCCGTCTATAGCTGCTACAGGTGGTGACACTAATATCGATTTGGGTCTGTCCGGTAAAGGGACTGGCGGTATCGCAGTAACTGGCACGATGTATGCCAGCGGCAACATTGGCCTTGACAGCACAGACTATATCGCGTGGACGAATAACACGCAGATGGACTTCTACGTCAACGGTGCGAATGACATGCGTCTTGAAAGCGACGGCGACTTGCACGTTGAGGGCGACGTTGTTGCCTTCTCCACGACTGTTGCTTCTGATCCACGACTCAAGGAAAACGTGGAACAAGTCACTGATGCAGTCGCAAAGGTAGAGCAGCTTACTGGTTACACCTTTGACTACAAGCACGGCGGAGCATCTGCTGGTGTTATGTCTACTGAAGTGGCACAGGTGTTACCTTCTGCTGTCAGTCAAACCACCCTTCCCTTGAAGACAGGAGATGAGGAAACAGAGTACGACGTAGTTGCTTACGATCAGCTTCACGCTCTTCTTATCGAAGCTGTAAAAGAACTGTCGGCACGGGTAAAGGAGTTGGAAAATGGCTCTAACGGGTAGTGGCGAACTAAAATTCTCGCAGATGCGGGACGAATTTGGCGGTTCCGGACAAGTGAAATTTTCTGACTTGTACCGGGGCGGCTCACTGGTTCGTGCAAAAGCAGGAAACAATGGCGCTACTAACTTGGCTGCAAACGTACCGGCAAGTGGCGAAATACAAGTTGCTGATTTCTACTCTCAAGCAAAAGGCTTTCGCAAAACTTATGACAGCGGCGCAACGAATCAAGATGCGTCTTCAGTCTTCGGTGACGACTACGCGGTTGACTACCCTAAAGAGATCGTCATCAACAACGGCGTCGAATTAGGTGCAACCAGCACAGGTCAAGAAGCACTGCAGATAGACAGCGGGTTAGCCGGTGGATTGACGATTACCAACAACGGCACACTGACAGGTGCTGGTGGTGCTGCTGGTAGCGCGGGTGGCGATGCCCTTCAGATAGATGTTGCATGCACCCTTGTTAACAATGGAACAATTCGTTCCGGCGGCGGTGGTGGTGGTGCTGGTGGCGCTGGCGGTACTGGCGGTACTGGTGGTCAAGGGTCAACGTCGTACAGTTACTACGGAAATGATAGCGGATACCTTGGCTGGCAAGGATATGCGGGTAATACTCATTCAGGATGTAACCCCGCCTTATACTACGTTGGTCCTTCGTTGAGTTGGTACTTTACCTGTGGATCGAATTATAGTAATACGATTGCAACCAACAATCATAGCAGCCAAATAACTATTGGAAGCTATCGGTATACAAAAGGTGGTGCTTGGGCGTCACATTCCGGGTATACTTGGTACATGATTAAGAGAGAAGAAAGTCTCACTGGATACAACTACTTCAACGGCGGTGCTGGTGGCAGCGGCGGCAGCGGTGGCGGTGGCGGCGCAGGTCAAGGATACAGCCAATCTGCTGCAAGCGGTTCCGGCGGTTCTAGTGGTTCCGGTGGTTCCGGCGGCGGTACAAATGCTGGTTCCGGTGGCACAGGCGGTACGGGAGGTACTGGCGGCACTGGCGGTGCTTACGGTGCGGCGGGTTCTAGCGGAGCAACTGGAAGCACGGGTTCTACAGGCGGAAACGGCAACCACAGCAACGGCAGCGGCGGCAGTAGTGGCAGTGGTGCCAGCAGCGGAGCAGCAGCGGGTTTGTCCATACGAGGATTTAGCACTCTAAGCAGCTACACCAACAACGGCACAGTAACAGGGAACACTGGATGACAACCGTAAAAATTGTAACGCCTCAAACTTACTTTGCAGAAACATACGATCAGTGGATTACTCCAGCGTATCCGGATTGGTACAAGAATCTAAAAGTGGCTAGAGATGTTTCAATACAAGATCATATTAAAACGGCGAGAGAATGTCCCGCATTTGTGCATCTATTCAAGAATGCCCACTTAGTTCGCGCCCCTATGGACATATCTATCCATTACGATCCGCAAAAGGGGGTAGGATGGAAGATGGCGCAAGGCACTGGCGAAGATGTGTCTCCGTTTAATAAGATTAGCGGATTCAATTTTGAAGTTCAGATGGCCCCGGAGTGGGGTAAGTACATGAGTATCAAGCTTGATTTTCAAGCGGTATTGATTCCCGAAGAAAGCACAGAATGTTTGTTCTTTGATCCCATGTATCATCAAGACAATCGGATTCCTATGACGGCTATGACCGGGGTTTGGACTATGCACCCCAAGCTATATACCATACTGGGAGTTAACTACATGCTTGATCCGGAGAAGTCGTTTGGCAAGGATGGCTACATGCACATTTCTCGTGGCACTCCTCTTGCGTACTTGTACTGGCCTAACGGAAAACCCAGCATAGAAGTAGAAATTTGCACTCGCGAAGAGTGGTCTGAGAAACACGAATACACCACTACTATGTTTAGGGGTGATTTCCTAAAAAAGGAGAAGGAACTGAAAGATGCAGTATAGCGTTTCAGAAATATCAAACGGGGTAGCTAAAATTACTTGGTCAGACGAAAGCTGGTCCTTCATTGAACTTGATGAGAATATGACAGAGGCAGAGTTTGATCAAGCCGTATTTAACATGGCTCCCCCCTACTTAAAGACGGGAGGAACAGCGCCTTCATTCTTGTCCGCAGGGGCAACTCGCACAGCCGCGCTGGATACCAACCCCTCCACTAATGATGATCGTCCTGCATGGCTCAAGGCACGTGCTGAAGCTTATGGGGACGTTTACCAGCAGATTGAATACATTACAGAGAATGGACTTGATGCGTGGCAGACTAAGGTAGCGCAGATCAAGACGGACAATCCTAAGTCATAGGCATGAAGATGACTGTGGAACCCGTACTCAAGACACAGATGGAACTTGAGGCACACGAAAAAGAGTGCGCTCTACGCTATACGGCTGTTCAAGAGAGACTTGACAGCTTGGACAAGCGTATGTGGCGTCTTGAGGCGATGATCATGGGAAGCACTGTTTTAGTGGTAGCTATGGTTGTGTCTGTATTTATGGGAATCAGGTAACATGGCGGAACTAACAGGTAAAACAGGCGAAGACCTTGAAAAGGCTTTGATCGAAGAGCAAGCGGAAAGAGCCAAGACCACAACTCTGCCTGACGATCAGACCGTAACGCCTACAGACATAAAAGTTGAACCGGGAGAAATCGTAGACGAGAATATTGGCCGTCTCCCAGAAATGACAGCAACAGAAGGCGCTGCTGCTATTGACGCCGATAAGTTTGATCAGGCTGCTCCTGAAAAAACAGATGCACCTAAAGTAGAAGCAGTAAAAGCGGAAGAGGTGTCTGACTCCGTTGCTGCCAAAGGTCAAGTATCGTCGGGTGCTATAATGGAAGCAGCCCAAGGGCAACTGTCTCCGGAAAGCGTTGCGGAAGCTGCAACACAGGAACTTGATCCACGGGCTACTACACGATATCAGCTAGGAGAGTTGTTTGCGAGTCTGGAAGAGGGCAAGCCGCTTCCTGCGTGGGCTGCTCCCGCAGTGCGTCGTGTATCTGCTGTAATGCAACAGCGCAATCTAGGATCGTCCTCTATAGCTGCGGCTGCTGTCACGCAAGCTATGATGGAGTCCGGCATACAAGTAGCATCACAGGACGCGCAAAAGTACGCGACTATCCAGCTACAAAATCTTTCTAATCAACAACAGGCTGTGTTGCAGAACGCTGCTGCATCCGCGCAGATGGACACAGCAAATCTTAACGCTCGTCAGCAAGCACTTGCAAACAATGCTAAATCGTTTCTGACTATAGACGTTCAAAACTTGACAAATGAGCAGCAATCCGCTACTATAAATTACCAAGGCAAGCTTCAGGCTATGCTGTCGGATTCCGCACAAGCGAACGCTGCTGCTCAACTTAACGCTAAGACTCAAGCGCAAGTAGACATGTTCTTTGCTGAACTAGGTACGCAGATAGAATCGGCAACGCTAAACAGAAAAGCGGCAGTCGAGCAGTACAATGTATCCCAGCAGAATTCTATGGCTCAATTTAACTCTCAGATGACAACAGCAAGAGAGCAATTCAACTCTAATATGACTGCACAGATAGCACAGAGTAACGCACAGTGGAGGAGAAACGTAAACACGTCTAACACTGCCGCGCAAAATGCTGCTAATCAGCAGAATGTCATGAATGTTCTGGGAGTAAATCAACAAGCACTGGCTAATTTGTGGCAAGCATACCGTGATCAGGCATCGTGGAACTTGCAAATCTCAGAGAATAACCTTGCTCGTGCCCATAATGCTGCCATGCAATCCATGTCAATAGCGGCGAATGAGTCTATGTACGATGAAAAGTTTGAAGACTTTCTTATCATCAAGACTATAGACAACATATTCAGACCAGTGAGTTAATGAGATGAATTTTTTTCAGGTGGGATTAGCCGTAGCAGGATCAACTCTAATAAGCAAGGGTGTTTCAAAAGCTTTTGAAGCTTACGCACCGCAGGGATTTAAGGACTTTCTAGGCACTTTTGATATGACATCTAAGGATGTCGGTGATGTTGCATCATCCTTTTTCGGCGCTACACTAGAGAAACCCCTAGACTTCAGCGATATGCCCTCCGTATCTCCTGTTAGTCCGGTATCGACGGCAGCAGGTCAAATGGCCGCGCCGGGGAAGGCTCCCACAATTCCACTGGGAAATAGTGGTAGAGTTGCACAACTGTCTCAAAGAGGTAACGTGCAAACCCGACTATCTTCCATACCTACCGTAGGCATACCTACACCTAGAAAGGTATCTCCGAATATCAACTTAGGCAAGGCTGCTGTAGGAAAAGTAAAAGTTAAAGGCATAGCATAGGGTAGAGACAGACATGGCAATGGACAAGATCACCCCTCTAGCTGCACCACCCGGTCATTCTCTTACGAATGATCCGGGACGTTGGCCGTGGGATAGACCAGCAGAATTTGCAAATCCGGATGACGCTATCGACTTTATCACGGGACAGCTAGATCGTCCCGGTACACAGGATGGTCTGTTGAAGATGATGCTGGCGGGTATCAGCGTCGAAGAAATCGTATCTCAGATTGCTTTCAAGGGATTTATGGAAGGTTCGTTTACTCCAGATGTAGCAGAGTTGATAAAACCCGCTCTGGGGATATACCTCATGGGTATTGCAGACGAAAATGAAATAACCCCTGTAGTATTCCTGAACGAGGACGCCCCAGACGAGGATGAGGTATCCGACGATACCTTCTTTAAAATTCTGCAACAAAGAAATCCTGTTATGCACAAAGCCATGAATGAAGAGATCAATCGTCGTCGTCGCATGGAAGATGTGGAATCACGCAAGCAGAGTATGGCACGTCCTGCGCCCCCTCCCCCTGATAATTTTTTAGACGTGCCTGAGAGGGAGGCGTTGTAAATGGCTATTAATGTATTGACAGGTTTGATGTACGCAGCGGGTGCTATGTACGCGGCTAACCGACGAGCGGAAGCCGGTCAGGAAGCTGCTGTTGCAAAACGAGAAGAGCAACAAGCGGCTAATGCTATTACGTATTACGGCGTTTACCCTGATGGCACAAGAGCAGACGGAATTCCCAACAACAGTCCTGCTCTTCCTGCAATGTTTGCAAAGGGTTACAAGATTGACGGCAGACAGACAGGAACAAATCAAGTCCAAGAAATAAAGCCTAATTTTACATCTAAGCCTGTGTATATGGACCCAGCAACTAATATGTTGGGCACAGCGGATCGTGTTACGACTCTCCGTAGTAGAATGCCGTTCAATCAGAATCAGGAAACACAACCTGCACCCTTCGGCTCGTTTGCTTCTGCCAACAGATTTATGCCTCTTGATCCTACATCCCCTGAGAATGACTCGCGTACTGCTAGCAGATTTTTGCAGATGGCAGAGTCTCGACCCGACCCTAAAAAGTTTGATGTCTCTAATCTTCCTATCGTGGGATGGACTAAGGACGACGGTTCGTACGCTCTGGATGAAAAGTACATGGACCTACAGGGCTTAGTAAGTGAAAATGATACAAGCACTCAGTACATGCACATTTCACCGTCCGGCGAACAGTCTGAAATTAAAAATGGTCCCGGTGGATTTGCTACTCTTCGTAAAACGCAGATAGACACTGGCGGAGACTTGTACGAAATTAATAAAGACGGCACGACAAAACTGATTGCTGTGCCCGAATCAAAAGATGATCCGGAATACGGTGTAGATGAAATAAGAATTTTGCAAAACGGTAGGTATATACCTTTTGCCGACGCTCCTCTTCCCGTGCAGAAAGCTGCTACCGAAGGCGGTGTGCTTGTCGGCACATTCAGGGATGGCAAGCTAGTCAGCGACAAGCCATACTCTCTGAAAAGTCAACAGGCAACCGCAGATAACGAAGACGTAATGACAGAAATGGTTCAGATAGGCCCTAACAGGATCGTCAACGTCGAAGAACTTAGCAATGCAGAGTTTGCTAAATATCAGCAGGGCAAGTACCTCCGTGCCCTTTACAAGAATGGCAAGCAGACGGAGACATTTAAACAGCCTAGCTGGTACAAGGCGGAAGAGGATGACGACAGTGCCGAAGAGCGGGTGCTTATACCCAGTGTTGAAATTGGACCTAATAAGTACGGTCCTCAAGAAGTTGCTGTCAAAGACCTTAGTCCGACGCAGATGACAGCTTACGTAAACGGCGAATACAAAACAGCCATGTTCAAAAATGGCGTACAGCAGGGCAAGTTCCTGAAGCCTAGTGACAAAGACTCTGGCTCCGGCTCCGGCTCCGGCTCTGGAGCAGCAAATAAGATAGCAGACAATCTCAAGTTTTCGACGATTTCTGCAGATGGTGACGATAGTATCACCTTTAGTATACCTATTGATGACTACTCAGCAAGGAACGCAGCCAACTTCGGAATAAAAGAGATAGTGAAAAATCCGGATGTGTTTGAGAAGTTGATGGAAGCTAAGCCTGAACAGGCAGATCAGTGGCTAAATGTTCTTGCTCAAAACATGGTCAATACATACGTGGATATGGCACAGAAGCAAAAGCCAGAAAACGCACCCACAGTTCTTCCTGAAAACTTTGTAGACACATGGGCTGCTGGCAACTTCCCCGTCATAGATCAGTACCCATTCTTGGGGCTGCGCGAAAAAATACAGGAAGTAGTCGGGCAAGTTATCATACGAAAGCGGCAACTTGCTGGACAAGGTGACAAGCTGGTTGTCGAAGATATTGTCGAGATGCCAACAGACGGAGGTGGGACTACCAAAATGCGTGTTATTGCGGGCGTTGAAATTCCCCGCAACGATGACGGCTCACCTAGATTTAAAGATGTTGTTCAGGCGCTGATTAATCGCGGGTTTACGGAGGGAGAGGTCGCATCTCTTATCCGTACACAGCAGGACGAGTTAGGTCTCCCCGTGATGAAAGAGGGCAATAAAGTTCCTCTTCCTGTAGATCAGCAGGATACACTGCTTGCTTTGGACACGCTGTTTAACGTGCCCATTGAGTTTACAGTCAACAAAAATTTCCCAGCACAAAATCTCAAAAAGGGCGATACATACAGAGGCACATACTACGACGCGCTCAAAAGAATGGTGACGCCGGATGCCTTCGCTATGGTTGATTCCGGCAGCATAGGAACACAAACCGAAGAAGCTATCGCAAACGTGTTTATGGCGATGACGAAAGACGATCCAAGAATCGGCATGAACCTGATTAAGAAAATATATCCTGTGTCCGGTACTACGGTAGAGGCTGTTCTGTCGAAAAAGTTTGGGGCTTCATACAACGACGTGAAACAGGCCAAAGCAGCACGGGCAAATGCAGCACAAGATGCGGAACTGTCGGCTCTTAACATGGAGTCCACGTTCTTTACAATGAACGCTCAAGGCAAAAGAGTACCTCTAGAAGTGAACACTGCTGTCGCAAGGTGGGTGCTTGGCGTTGACGGTGGTCTCTACCTCTTAGAAACAGCGTCTCAAGTTCTTTCTGGTAACTTTGCCAGAACTCTCAGGGGAGAAACCTTTACAGAAATAGATCAGAGTCAAAACTCTATCATGGGTGCCGCTCGTGCTAGTTTTGCAAGCACCGGTCAATTCGTTACTGCGCCAGATCAGCTTGCAAACACAGATCGTTTTCGTAACATGGGCGAAGGCGAAAGAAACAGCGCCATTGAGGAAGCACGAACCGCAAGAGCAGCCAACGCTGCCCTGTTCAACAGGATCATCAGTGACATGTCTGCATCAGCAGACGAGATGGTTGATGCAGGGGACGGCACAAAGATTTCAAGAAGGCTTCTTGCCACCCGCCAATACTACAAGTTCATTCTTGCGTACCAGATTGCTGCAGCTATTCAGGGCGGCACAGGTGGTCGTACCATTTCTGACCAAGACGTTCAGAACATCTTGAGTGCGTTTAACTTCGACACACTCTCCACACCAGATGCGGAACTTACGACTATTCGCGAGGCACGTAGAATGATGACTCGTATCAAGATCATCGACGGTGCGTATGCCAGCAATAACGTAGCAGATGTGTACGCTGCTGTTCAGTACGAAGCTATGGAAGGCAGGGCGGGAGATGCGTTCCGGCCAACGGTGTATGATATCATAACAGAGACAGCCGCTATGTTGCGTCAGCAGGGTGCAAGAGACAGGTCAACGGGTATCAGTACAAACTTGGGTGAAATTCAACCCGGAAGTCAAGAGGAGAAAAATATCCTTAACAGCTTCAGCGTCTTCACCGGTAATATATACTTGACTATCGATGAAGCAAGACAAGACCCCGACTGGGCAGACTACGAACGCCGTATGAACCCGACAACTTGAGGATAGTATTTTATGGCCGGTCCAACAGTACCAGATAATACGACGCAAGACGATCAGCAACAGCAGCCGCCGACAAGCATAGGTAGCGAAACTTTTCTTCAGAGAATGCAGTCGTCTCTTCGTAACAATCCCAGCTTGGGGTTAGGGGCTGCGTTGTATGCGCCCGCTTCTGATGGACCTGCCACTATTCGGCAGGGAGACCCCACAACAGGGGGCACTACTGAGTTTGTTCCTAAGACTACGTTCACAGAAGAATACCTGTCTACCTCTGGATTTACGAAACCTCCTGAGTCTATCAAAGGCGACGTAGGTGTAGTGTACGACGATTTTGGTCTGCCCATTCTACCGAAGGCGTTTACCTTTGGCATGGATGTTAAAACAGATGTCACGGGACCGGTGAGCGGCAGTCCTATTCTGAAGCCCAACCTAGATATTGACACACTCAAGATGAACGAATTGACAGACGTTCGTGAGGTTATGGATTTCAGTAATCCTGCCACTGTAGGCTTGCTGAACAGCTTTAATGGTATTGTGCTTTCCGACGGAACAAAAGTCCCGTGGAGATCAGACGCTCTTGAGGATAGGATCAGACAAATGAACGTAGAGGGTGCGGATGCCCTCTTCAAAACTCAAGAGGGTGCGGATGATGCGGTACGTCAAATTCCGTGGAAGCGGGCGCTGATTGCCCGTCAGACACTGCCCGAAGACTTTGAGGATCGGCGTCTTCGTCTGCAACCTTTTGCCGGACTTATCCCACCGACTACAGCACAGCGACTGAATGGCTTTAACAGCTTCACTGTAAGTCTTGCAAACTACGCTGAGATGGATCAGATGAAGATTGAGGCAATCAAAGCGTTCAATCTCGCAATGATTGAGCAGTCCGAAACATATCCGGAACTAAAAAGTGACAGGGTGCGTCTTGGAGTAATTGACTATCAGCTATCCACTAGTGCGTTCGGTTACGACAAAATTTTGAGCGAGTACGGACGAGCGGGACTGAAGTACACTATGCTTGCTCCGTGGGGATACCTGTTTGGTGAGGGCATACAGACTGCCGCTAATACTATTAACGTCATTGCTAACTCAGCGTTGTACGGTCTTGGAATCTCCTACATATCAGGAAAAACTGGTCCGTTCGGAGATGATCCCATCATCCCTTACGTTACCGACGAAACTCTCCCCTCTATATTCAGTGGTGCAGGACGTAACGAAATTTATGATGCAATAATTCCTGACTACGCAGAGAACTACATGCTGCGTCTTGCGGACAACGGCGTAGGAATCTCCTACCCTGCCGCACAATACCTAGCACGGTATCAATTCGGTCTTATTCCGAATGTCCTGTCTCAGGGTGCAGAAATTATCATGCCGGGTGGTCTCATTCGTAAAGCAAAGAGCGGCCTGTCCGCCGCTGACTTTAACGCATTCAAGCTGTACTACGAATCAGAAAAGAAAAAGGGCCGTAACGACGTAGATAGTGCGGAGTTTCTTGAAGAGTTTATCAACGAAAACAAGGCATCCGTTGTTAGTCGCGGAATGCTGGCATTCTCCCAGAATAATATTGTAAACGGCTTCTTGTTCAACAAGCCTTACGGATGGGGCAGAGTCGGTCTGGTCAGTCGCATCAACGCTGGCAGGACTATGGACGAGATTGCAAACGTAAAGCCTGAGTTTCGCACAGCATACGTTGAGATCAAAGCACGACAGACAAAAACAGAATCGCAGATATCTGCTCTGACAGACTCCATCAAAGCAAACCCTAATGGTGTACCATCCCCATCTCAAACAGCACGTCTGGATAAGCTGGAGAAACGCCTAGACTTAGAAAAGAACGAAGCCCTAGCGGAACTTGCAGCAGGGGACGTTGACCCTCTGTACAGAGAAATGGTGGGTTCAGAAAACTTCATGGTCATTGGAGCAGCCGCCGGAAGCGGTTTCTCACAAGCTATTGGCGGTGATCCCGCACTTGGGGAGGGTGTGGGAGCAATCCTGTCCGTAGCTTTCCGTGGTATGAGAAATGTACCTGCCGGTATTCAATGGATAAAGAAACTCAACAGAGACGTGCAAACTAAGAACGTAGAGCAGATTGAAGAGTTTGCAGCCGCCCTAAATACCGCTGATCCTGTACAAGCAGAAAAACTGATCCTGAAGGCGCAGTACATCATCGACTTGCAAAACAACGCAATGGATGAGGGCGGTATTGATCCTGTACTCGTCAAGTCTTCTGTCGCGATGCTGATCGGAGTAGCGGGTATCCACGGTCTAGAGCCGATGGTGCGGCAGGTCAAGCCTAATGATCTGCGCCGTATGAGTCCGAAACTCATGAATTTGATTGAGTTGCACAAGGAAGAAACCCTGCTTCTCACGCAGATGCGCGGTGCTTTTAACGCCATGACACAGGCTGGAGAATATCCGAAAGGAAGTGCTTCAGCAGAACTACAGGCCAGTATGCAAGAGAGCATAAAGTTTCTGGAGAAAAGCGTAGAGCAGCGCACACTAGACTTCCAGTCTATTGCAGTAAACGCAGGTGCAAAATTCAACGAAATGATTATGGACGGTACGGAGAAGGCACTCTCTCTCACGGACCTACAGAGGGGCGAGTTGCAATCCTTTGAAGAGTCGTACAACGCACTCCTAGAGTTGAATATCGGTATAGCTGATCTCCGCATCCCCGGTCCATACGGCGCGGGCGCACCTCTATCCACTGTAGTTGAGGTGATTAGTGAGATTCGCGACGGTGGAATGACACGAGCAAACTCCCGCGCAAATGCTGCCCTTAGTCTGATAGGTAATCCCGGACAATCAACTGTAGATGACGCGATAGCTGCTACTGGCGCGGCTGTCGCAGAGACACTTCCAGAAGGCGGGGCCAAAGTAAAAGGCAGAAACGTAAAGATAGAGGCTGCGGATGTTCCTCGCTTTGATTCGGGTGACAAAGTGCATCAGCTTACAACGGAAATAAAGAGGGGTGCAGACGAAGAAATAGCCGCTGCCCCGTTCCGTATCCTTGATCGTAAACAATTCTTCACTTCAAACGAACAGTTTGTAGGCTCAGAAGCGTACGTTGACGGTACCGTTATCCTAGACGATCTGATTTCTGCTGCTAGTATAGAGACGGGCATTCCCCTCACAGATATGGCAGCAGGAAAAAGCATAAGCAAAACTGTTGGTTCTAACGTCATACGCGATCTAGACTTCGTATCGCGCACATGGTTCGCGTCCCGTCTAGATGAGGGCATGGACCTAGACGAAGTAATTGCAAACACGGTAGACTTAGCGAAGGACGATCCTTCCTTTGCAGCGCAACTCGCAGGTCTTCAGATGTTTACAAAGTCTGCGCCGTCAGTAGTAGCAGCTATGTACCAGAGACATCTGGGTCTTCAACAGGGGGTTTCTGTCCCCACAGTAAGGCTTTCGTATTCTCAGCTTCGGCGTCTCGACTCCGTTATATCTGAAATGGGTGCCCGTGCTGGTAGGCTAAACAACACTGCAGCAGCAAGTGAGTATGCTAACATCAATCGTCGCATAACGGGTTCTCCGGATGCACGTACTGCCAGCATGTATGATCAGTTCATAGTAGACGATCCGGATGGTGTTCCTGTCAACGTAGGTCAGCTATTCGTATATGATGCAGACGGGGCATTTGTGCCTGTTAGTGACGTAGTTACTCAGGGCAAGAGAGGGTGGATGGATCACAAGGCCATCTGGTATGACGATCCGAATATGAAACGCTGGATGGGATGGGGAAAGCGTGATGCTGCTGTTGCAGACCCCGATTACCCTCTAGGTATTCAGATAGATGCTCAGTGGTTTGACTGGAACAAAGTAGGCTCTGAAAGCTACGACATTGCTGGCAAATTTAAAAGCTGGCGGCGGGGAATGGGAGAACGCCACTTCGGACCCAATAGTTCTAAAGAGGTAATGGTAGGAACTCCTACAGGGGATGCAGCGGTTAACTCTTTGCGTTTATCCGTTGCACAGTGGCTGCTTGACAGCACTGAAGAAGGGGTGTTGAATTTCAATCAACAGGATGAGGTTCTCTTAAAGATACGAGATACATTCACGGGCATCGATAAAGATGGCAACAAAGTATCTTTGTTCCCCGACATTGGTAGTATCGTGGATGATGTCAGAGAATACGGAACTGAAACAGTACCCATCACAATTCGTAAAGAAGCAGAAGACGCTGTTAGCAACGCCTTAACTAGACAAAGGAACGAGTGGAGAAGCGTTCAGACTAGGTACGAAAGCGACATTAAAGAAGTCATATCTGCGCTAGAGTCCTACACTGGCAGAAGCGTTCCTGCTGGCAGCTTGTTTACGGAGATCACCAACAGTGGGCCGCAGGGTATTGCAGAACTTCGTCGCATCCTGAAAGAGACACCGAATGCCAGCGGCAGAACATTTACCGATGACGAGTTAGATGTTATATTCGCTGACCTCGCTATTGAAGCCATTGAGGACAACGTGTTTAAACCCACAGGATTGATGGAAGTAAATCCCCGTGATCCATCTACAATGATGAATACCTACGACATGAATATGGACGCTATGTCACAAATGCTGGGTCTATCTGGACCCAATCAAAGGGCAGTAGCAAGTTCCGTAGAAAAGGCTCTGGGTTCTGCGAGGTACAAGACTGCTGTAAAGTTCTTTAACTTGATGTCGGAGCGATCTAATTCTCCTCTGGGAGGGTCGTCCCTATCGGGTGTGCCACGGGCGTTTTCTATCAACAGCTACATATCACGGTTCTACGCGATCAACCGCGATGTCATTGGACCTCAATACGTGGGTACAGAAGCCCTCATCCAGAGGTTCCGTATTCGCGGGTTTAGCCTGATGCAAGCGGCCCTCACTGATCCCGATATAGGTGAGTTGTTTATCGACATGCTGGAATCCGGCAAGCCTCTGCCCCCTGACAAGGACAAAATCTTGTTTGACAAACTCGCTCTAGTCTATGTCAAGTTTAGCGATACTCTTTCTCGCGAAGACCCTTTTGCATCAGAAAAATTCAGAGGCGAACAGGGCTACACTATGATTGAAGGATTCCCCAGCGTGGACAATCCTGCACTCTTCCCCATGTATCAGGGTCGTCTGGGTTCAGAGTTCTACCCCATAGGCGGCAATTAACAAGGAGTAACTGATGAAGCAGTACAACAACGGCCCGCGCAAGGCTATGATGTATGGTGGCATGTCAAAGCGTAAGCCGATGATGTACGGCGGCATGGCTACCAAAAAGAAAAAGCCCCGCAGAAGGGCTATGAAGAAGGGCGGCGAAGCATTTCCTGACCTTACGGGTGATGGAAAAGTCACACAGGCTGATATTCTAAAGGGTCGAGGAGTAAAAGGTTTTCAAAAAGGTGGCGAAGCTGAGAAAGGCTCTCTGTTCGACGAAAACGCTTATCGTAGAATGCAAGAAATATATGAAAGAATGCTGGATAGCGGTGCTGTAAAAAACGTGTCTGAGTTTTACAGATACGTTGCAAAAAACCGCAGCCAGTTACGCAGGACATTAAATCAGGAATTGCCGGACTAGATATACCCGCCCGACTTTTCCATCATCTCATCTGTTACTGAACTAAAGTAACGCAACATGGACGCTATAGAGTGTGCCCCATCGAATTCGGGCACCCCTGCGTCCATTTCTTTTTGAAAGTCTTCTGGGCGCACCATGTCCTTTGCAAGTTCAACTTTACCATCTTGTCGAAGATATACGTTAAACGAAAATAGCGTGGCTTTCATGTTTCTTCCCCTATTTCGCATCTAAATCCTGCACTGTATGGTGGCGGTATGGGGAGAGACACACTAGATAAACTCTGTAGCATCTCCCCTGCCCGCATCTTACACTGTTCCTCAGTTGCCCGCAAACTCTCAGTGTCTTCAAACTTCATGCACATATTAGGTACGCTCAAGGAGCATATCAGAACCAATGTCTTGAACATTTTGCAAGTCCTCTATGTAAAGGTTGTAGCAG